ATTTATGCAACATTCAAAAATGGAAAAACTAACTCAAGAGATTTGTGCAAAGGTTGATCATGCACTTTGTCCTGATTTACCAATTGGTGGCTGCTTCATTGAAGCTATGCCCAAAGGTTTATTCACAAATTGTCAATTTTTTGAATTTTTCAAATCTAGGTATTACGAAGGGTATTTTAATGCAGATGAAGCTGCTTGTTTTTTAAAGCATCATGGCTATGATTTTTTCATTATTCGTGATGATATGCCTAAAACTATTCAATACATCACTTCTCATAAGCATACTCATTCATCCGGTATCATTATTAAAAATGATGGTAAATGGATGCCTGGTCAGTTCAATGATTATTTGGGCACACATTGGTACGGAGGAGAAATGATTGAAATTCTTGGGTATTCTTTCTATAATATTGTCTCAGTAGTGTTGTTGCTAAAAAGAAGTCTGACGCTCCGGAAAAAGAAACTGGATAGATTAATGGAATTAACAGATAAAAAAATGAAACAAATCCAACCTTTGAGCTGGGCTGATGAAGTTGAAGAGTACCTTGATAATCAAAAAAACATTTGCATCGATGAAGAAAGAAAAGAAGGAAAAATAGAAGAATTAGAAGAAGAAAGGAGTGATCATGAATCAGATGAAGGGGAGGAATCAGCCGTAGATGAAGAAGAAGAAGAATTGGAAGAGGAAGGGAATGAGGAAGATGAAGAAGAGGAAGTTGAAGAAGAGGAAGAAGAAGAAGAAGCAGAAGATGAAGAGGAAGAAGATGAAGAACCAGATGATGTTTCATTCACTAGTGAAGTGGAGTCTAAAGAAGAGTCTTTTTGTTGCTCAGTGCCAGATGAAATAAGAATGAATAACTTCAATCAAATGGTTACACTTTTAGGTCAATTCAAAGGAACTGAACCTGATTATGAGTGTTTATTCAATATGTTAAGTATATCAGTGGCTTATTTAGATATGATGGACAAATCAACTGTCTTTTCCAGTGATTGTGTTGATTTTGTGAAAAAATACACGCATTTCAGGCATGATGTGTTTAACTATATGTTTGCAAGAGAGGTCATAGGTGAAATTGTAAAATTCGACTCTGAAATCCCTATTAAATTCATTGACAGTAATAAAACACCAGACTTAGTTATCTACAAAGATAAAACTGTTAAAATTTATGAATTTACTTTAGTTATGAGTGCTTTGCGGGCAAATTTCCTTAAAGGCACTAATAAAGATACTTCTGTTTATAGAAATGAGATCACACAATTAGAAGCTCTTGGTTACGATGTACAGTATTATCCAATTTATTTCTCCTTATCAGATGAAATAGATAGCATAGTAGATGTTTGGTCTGGGATGGGTTTCAATGTTAATCAAATAACTAAATCTATGTTTGAGAGGTTAAAGAGTTCAATACCTATTGAATATAATTATCTATTATCATTGGGATTTGTCAATTTAAATGTTAAAACTGACTTTTCAGAAGCTGTGGAAGAGCTAAGTAAGTTGAAAACTATCAATGACAATTGGAGATTTGAAATTGTTAATGCAAACAAAAGAGTATTTTACCAAATACTATTTAAATTAAATGATTACACTTTTTATGACAATGAAATGTACGTAATTAAAAGAGCAAAAAATAATAAGATTTATATATCAATAACTCATCCTAAGAATAGGAGAGGATTCACTGGACATAAGATAAATGAGATCATAAAGGATCAATTGTTAATTTATAACAATTTTAAAGACATTTGTCCTGGTAATGATAAATGCTACGTCAAAACAAGGCAATCTATTCCTGTGAAAGAAGTGAAAATTGTTCATGGTAATAAAGTAGTAAGTAATGTTCCTGATTCAGAGATGTTAGTTAACAATAACAGAAATCTGAACTGGTTTAGTTTGGAAACAAGCAACCTTGTAGATGTAAAAGCATCATCAGGTAAAATGAATGGTTTATCAGCTCTAAATAATCAACAACAACTTGAAAACTCTTTAAATGTTTACAGTAATAATCTGAACAAGTGGCTAAAAGAAACTAATACTGTTCCTGTTATTAGAAATAATCCCAGAAGATCATTTATTTGTTATATTGATAGCTCTGCTACTTATGAATTACCTTACACTCAAGGTCCCGTGTTAAATAATATTGGCATCATGTCCATTAAATCCAATTTTGCAAAAGCAGTTTACTCTCTTCGGCAAAATATTGAGTATGACGAAGTTTTACAAGATGTAGTTGATGACAAAGCAGAATTAGCAAAACAAATCATGAGAAAGAAAAATTCAGAATATCATAATTTTTTGAAAGAGAATAATGCATTATATATGAAAGTCAGGCAAGCCAGATTATTGGCAAAAGATGATAAAATGTTCGATCTGTTGAAAGATAATGCACGTAAAGCACAGCTTGATTATTTTGCTTTGATTGATTCTAAAGGGCAAAATAAAAATATTTTAAATTTGAGTCGTGAATTGACTGAATTATATAAATCTGAAGTGGACTGGAAAAGTAATAGTGGTTATAAATTATATATGGGTAAACACATTGATTTGACTGAATTAATGGATGACTTGAAACTGACCACAAGACAAATGAATATCAGTATCAAAACTCCCATTAATGAGAATGATTCTGATTTTATGAAAAGCTTAAAAAACAATGCTTTATTAGGATTTGATGAATGTATGAATGAATTAATGAAAACAAAGTTATTTAATAATTGTACTTTTATCTCTCGTTTAGGTTATACTTTAGCTGCTGCATCAAACAAAACTTTCAATTCAAAAAAAGTTTTGTTGGATAATTTAGGTTTAGCAGACTGTTTCTTAATCATCAAAGGTGGTAAAAAGATTTCAACAACTAGGAAAACAAAAATATTTAAATTAATTTATCCTTGTGAACAAACATTATCTGATTGGAATCCTACAGTATCTTTGTCTAATGCAAAAACTTTTGATGAAACTCCTTGGATGCAGATTGGACAATCTGTATTATTGGACATGATTGCTGCCCCTTATAAATTGGCATCAAATTATCTGTATTTGAGAGAAAGATATGATATCAATACGAGCTTTGAAATAATAACAGTTCCCACGTTATTGATGTTTCATAATAGGAGGAAAACTGAGATTTTGTTGCATAATATGAGGTATTTATGTGTAAATCCTATTGCTGAATTTTCACAAGTTGGCAAGATGTTGGAGGAATTTGCACAGCCTAGTTATTCTGCTTTTGATTTCTCAATAAAATATGGTATCAAATTGAGATATTTGGACTATTATAAAACAGTGAAAATTTGGTCAGAGCAAGAAGACAATTCCGAATTAGCATTTAAGCAAAAGAAAATACAGCATCCATACATCAATAGGACAGTCCATAATGTTCATGATTTGACTTATATTTTTTATTCAACTTATTTGATGAGTAGAGGTAATTATGGTCAAACTGTTGAACAAATCAACAATTTAAAATCTGTGTTTGAGACTCATGAATATTATCATTCTTTAGATTCTAAGCATGATTATAATATACTAAATGAATCAGAATCAAATGAAATAAAGGAAGATGATTTTGGTTATAGTCCAGAATTTTGTTATAATGTAGGAAAACTACTCTCTGCTGAATTAAGAAGGAAACATGCGGTTAATTCAATCAATGTTAAATGGAACCAAATTTTAGCATCGCCTTTGGATGACATGGCCAATAATAAGGGTTTAAGACATGAAGGGAAAACATTTTTTGGACATAAAGGATACTATGTTATCTATTCAAAAATGTTTGAGGAAAATTATGAAAAATTGATTGATTTAATTAATCAAAATATGACAGATCAAGCATTCCATAAAAAATTAAGGGAGATGAATCAAACATTTGCAAAAGAACAAGAATCAAATGACTTAAAGAAAGTAGTTTTCCATATAGTAGATAAAGAACAAAGAGGTGGTGGTCGTGAAATTTATGTTATGGATTACAACACCAAGATTTATCAGAACCCCATAGAAAAATTATTTAAAGTCATATGCGAATTTATTGATAACGAAATTATAAGTATACCGTCAGCCAAAAGAGCTGGCTTGATTCATAAGAAGTGCTTTGAATATAGAAGTGACAAATATGAAACATATTATATGACTTATGATTGTAGAAAATGGGCTCCCAGATCAAATCCTGATAAGTATATTAATATGCTGCTGGGTATGCAAGATGTGTTGCCTCAAAGCTTTTTCTTAAATACATTCAACTACTTTCTGAAACATAGTAGGAAAACAATTAAAACGAGACGTGAGATAATGGATAATTTCTTAACTAATCCTGATAACAGAAAAAGATTCTCTAAATTCGTTGTTTATGATGAAGAAGAAAATTCAGCAGGATTTGTTATGCCTTATAGTTTTGTTATGGGAATATTCAATATGTTAAGTAGTTTATTGCATGCAGGTGGTCAAATTTATGCAAAGTATTTGATTGAAAAACCTTATTTAGAGCAAGGGCAACCTATTGATTTTGATATGTTTGCACATTCAGATGACAGTGGTGGACGATTATCTTTGTCTAAAGATATAAATGATAAAGATGCTGTTTCAAATATAGTCTCTAATTATGAGTATATAATGAAATTGTTAAATCATTTGATGTCAACAAAGAAATGTAACACATCAAAAAGATATTTTGAACTACTATCAATTCTATATTTAAATCATGAACTTTTACCTTTGTTGCCTAAATTTTTAGGTAATATTAAATTTACTGTCACTGGTCAAGGACTTAGTGCAGACTTCAAACAAATAATCTCAAAAAGCATTGAACTATTATCAAATGGAGCAAGTGCTTCTCAAGCTTACAAAGTTCAAATACTGCTTAGTAATATGTATAGAAATTTTTACAGAGTAGTATCTGATACACAACTACCTGCTTTGGGAGGATTTGCAAATTCTTGGCCTGTTTTGTATCAAACTTATGGTAGTTCGGTTGATGAAGCTAGACTTTGTCAGTATAATTATCCTTATTATTCACAAATTATGTCCTTTGCGACTAAGAAATTAGATTTTGATGTAATTGATGGGACTATCAACCTTAAATATAAAAATGTTATGAGGTATCCACAAGCATACAATAAATTTAAAAAATTGATTAGTTTGCCAGAGTTTGAAGATAATCAATGGTTTTTTGAGCAAAATAAAACCAAGAATAGTTTAATGAATTTGTTATGGTTTAGGGCGAAATTAGAATCAAGTAATTTTGCTATTGCAGTCTTGAATATCAATGAAATCAAAAGATATTTGGATACCTTATACATGGCTAGTGGTCATCATATTATTGGGAAATTTGAATTTTTTAACATAAATGAATTGACACAAAATATATTATTGGAAGAAGGTGGTGAAACACAATATGAAAGAATAATGAGGATAATGTATAGAGATGTGTTTAAATTGTTTGAGTTTATGGAAACCTTGCCTCAAGCACAATTTTCTAGTAAACCTGAAATGACAACCAAGCCTTGCACTTTAACCATGAATAGCTTTGTTGAAAGTCCTATAACAAAATATAATAGTTTAAATCTTGCTGTACAAATCTGCAGACCAGAACTTAGCAAGTATACATATAGCAACACTAAATATGGTGTTGAATTAGTTACTATGGCCAAATTCTTGTCAAGTCTTGGAGTGCCTAAAGACATGATTATTGTTAAGTCATTCCTTGACTACATAAATAGAGTCAAAAGTGAAGTTAAACACTTTTATTCAGACATACTGTCAAAAAACAGAGCTCTACAAGGAAATATGGGTTGCTTAAGTCTTATAAAGGAGTGTTATAGTGTGAATAAACAAATTTCAAACATCAAAATTGATTACTTTGAGATAGAAAAAACAAATTTTGGTTTAGATAATAAAGCTAAAGCTCTAATATTACTGTATTATTTTTACATAATTTATATCAAAACTAAGTCTGATGAAATATCATCAATCCCAATAAAAAGAGCATTAACAGGCGGAAGTTTGAAATATGTAAGAGAAATTCCACAGCTAGTTATGCAGCAATTCCCATTTCCTGAATGTTTAACATTTTTGAGACTAATGGAAACAGATATCGATAAAAACATAATACTTTCAAACCACACATCTTGGTGTTTATGGTCAAAGAAACAAGGGAAAGTAGGTGACTCATGGGTCGGCGAAGGTGTTTTAGATATATGTCTAGATGGTATTATATTTCAAATTCATGTATTCAATATGAATATTGTGAAAGTCAGGCATAAAGTTAAAGAGCCTGTTACACTTTCTGAAGGTGCAACCAGGTATTTTGGAATGCTAATTAAAGAATTTAATCTCAATTTCTTGTTTCCCATAATTCAAGTAGAAGGCAATTTACAATTTGGGCTAAACGTGAACAATCAAATGGGCTTTTATTCAGGTAGCAATGTGTCTTTAGGCATACAAAACACTGAAGTGGATTACAGGCTGGATTTCTCTATTTATGATAGTCATTTACTGCATACCTACTATAACGGAAAGCATTTCATCTCTTTAAACGGTATTAATCAAAGAATTTACACTTTTGATGAACTAATTTTCCATGACAATAAAAGCAACATGTTTGATACAATTGAATGGAATGAAATTTCTGATCAGAGTAAGAATACATTGATGAGATCATATTTCTCCGGTGATTATGGTGATTTAAGTGGAGTTGAATTTGATAGGGATGAGTTGATTGAAAGTTTCTTGTCTACAGACCTTTATAGACTATTGTATAACAGTAAAAAATTAGGGAAATCGATGAGTAATGTTATTTGGGACGACATAATGTCAAATGTAAAATACACAGAAGATATTTTCCCTACTTTATATGAATCAATGAACATAAAAGAATTAGAATCTATTTTGCCCAAGTCCAGGAAGGATTTACTGGCATTATTCTCATTTTATGATATTGACAATAAGGACCTATTCTTACTAAGATCTAAACTTAGTAAGATTGAGTCGGAGCAAGAAAGAATAGCAGTTATTTCAGATGTAATGATGCAAATCGGTGATACTAATGGCGTAGCAGCATTACCAGAAATTGGAGATCCCAAAGAATTTGATAAATTTAAACCTAATGAAATGTCAAGCAACAGAACTATATTGACAGCCAGAGAATTGAGTGAATCATTATACATCGGTTATTCATGCCTAAGTGACAAAGATAAAAGAGAGATATATGGACTAATGGGTTACCCAATATTATCTGAAAATGATATACTACACGAGATGTTAACTTTATTTAACACACCTGGTATGAATTATGATGATTACAAGTCAATGACAAACATACAAATTGTAGTGCATCATATGTTTACTTTAATAATAAGCAATAGAATGGCTTTTTCAGAGTTTGGAAGGTCAATGAGAAGAAGTGTTTTCAAAAATGTGCCTAGACATCCAGTGTATGAAAATTCTTGGCATATCCTAATAGCAAATTTATTTAAATCTCTGGCTATTAATGATTTGCAAGAACCTTGGGCAATTACTGGACCAACTGTTCAAAGATACAGCATTTTGGAGCATTTAATCACTGATAATCGAATTTATAAGAATCAACAGCTATATGCAACATCAATTATTCCTATAACTTTAAAATTTAAAGCCAAAACAAATGAAATCAATTTTGATGATGTTTTATTTAGAGAATTGAGTGACAATATGTTAGCTAGAGTTAACACCATGGATGATCAAAATGAATTTCGGGATTGTTTTATGGAATATATCGAAGATAGTTTAGAACTTGATGTATATCTAAAGAAAAGAAATGAAACATACGACAAGACAGTAATATGTGAAAAATTAGGCGATCTAGTTGATTATGTGAACAACAAAGAAAGCAATAACAATGAATCTGTAACCACATGTTTATATATACCCAATTTGAAACCTAAAATGGTTCAATATAAGACTAACAGATCAAGAATAGCAACAATGTTTGTTTATAACGGCAATTATGGAAAAGCTATCAAACCTTTGTATTATCGATTGTACAAAGAATATAGCCAGTATTATTCAGAGGATATAGATATTATCCCCATTTTCATAAAACAACAAGAGCAAAAACACATAACTATTCCAGTGGATAAAACTATATACACTAATTTGATAGAAAAAGAGTTTTCACTGGATACACATGAAAGTTATAATGAAAATATGATTAAGTACTTAGGTGAACATTTCAAAATTAAAGAAAATGACAAAGAGATTTTGAGGAACATCTTCAAAAGCAAGTTAACACCCATTGGGAAATTTATGAGACTGAGGGATCACATAAATAAAACCCTTGAAACAACTTTTGATATTTCTAAAGACATTGATAAATTGTTGAAACAAATGATGCCTAAGTTAACATCGGGTTTTGCTTTGCAAGAAGTTGTAACAGTTAAAACCAATTTAGCTAAAACAACTAGAAACCCTTCAAAAGCTATTGAATCTGCAACAACTATGAAAAAAGAATTTAAACAAGGTAATGTCATACTGAAGGGTATGTGGGGTGGATTACTTGTTGAAAACATTGTGTTAAACAAATCTGTTAAGGAACACTTAAAGTTGAATATTAAGTTGATGCAAACTCAATTGAAAGCTTTAAAGTTAAAACAAGAGATGGCAACTTGTAGTTTTTTGCTGGACATAGTTAGCACTGCCCATGAAGGTAATATAAATAGTGAAGGAAAAGACTTTGATGAAATGGTTCGTGAATTATTAACATTATTATCAAAGAACATACCAGAAGTGAATGATTTAAGTGATGATGATATGCCAGAACCCGAGTACAAAGTTGAGAACTGGAGATTCAGGATAAATTAGTAGAGTGAATATTATTTCAAGTTGCATATTTTACC